TAGCCGTAGGGTGGGTAGCTGATCTTGAAGGTTCCGTTCTTGAAACGCTTCTGGATCGACCACTTGCTGTTCTCCGAGATGGATACGGACTCGCCCTCAGCCATGCTGCTTAAGATGGCAAGGAAGAGCTCGCTTTCCATCGACCCGGTGTTCAGGTTCTCTTTTTCGAAGTAGATCGGGATATTCAGGGCAAGGAGTTTTCTGACCATCTCCAGACAATCGGTTGTGTTTCGGGAGAAGCGGCTGATGGACTTGGTAATGACAAAGTCGATTTTGTCAGCTTCGCAGTCTCGGATCATCCGCATCAGTTCAGGCCGCTTGTCCTTCTTGGTGCCGGTGATGCCTTCGTCGTAGTAGAGCCCGGCAAATGTCCAGTCATCCCGACAGGCGATGTAGCTTTCGTAATGCTGTTTCTGGGCTTCCAGACTTTCGAGCTGCGCATCGGAGTCAGTGGATACGCGGCAGTAGGCAGCAACACGGAGCTTAGCTTTTTCCGCTGCAGGAGCCTGCTTTGCCTTGATCTTCGTGACCTTTTTCACTGTTTCACCTCCCTTCGGTAGTGTCGTATATTACCTCTGAACCGCAGTATTATCAACGGTATTAGGAAATATATCCACGAGAAACGGAGAGAAAGATTTCGCGTTCAATTCGCTCAATTTGTGGTATTCTTCCAAACTGATCAGCTCTGCATCAAGCAGGGCTTTTGTGATGATCTGGGCACGGTAGTAGTCGATATCTTTCTGGAATTGCTCCGGGGTGAAAAAGTGATCTGTTGTTATGCCGGAGAGGGCAGACTTGACTTCCGGGCTTAATGTATCTGTCATGAGGACACCTCCTTCGTAGTACGGACATTCAGAGGCCACTTTGATGGGGTGCTTCTGAAAGTTCTTCACTATCCACTGGAGGTAAGGAGGGTGATTTGACGAAAAAAAAGAGCCGCCTGCAGGCGCAGAGCCCACAAGCGGCGAGAAAGAATTATGACAGCATTTCATTGACTCTTTTCTGAACGGCGTTGTAATCATATCCAGCAGCGGTGAGCTTCTGCTTCCGTTCCTCACCGTTACCCCATTTGCCAGCGATCACTTCCTTGGCAAGGGTGTCGATGGACTTCTTGGAAGAAGAACTGGACTTTATATCGTACTGCGTCAGCTTCCATTTTTCGATGATGCTGCAGAGCTTATCGACATAGGTGAGGCTGGTCGCATAACCACCGGCCTTGATGATCTTTGCCGCCTTCTTGTAATCCTTGCAGCCCTTCAGACCGGCATACCTTTTCTTGCTGCCATTCTTGGCACCGAGCAGGTATGCAGAGTGATCCGCAATGGAATCCTCAACAGAAGGATACTTCCTGAAGTCGGCAGTGATGGTGGTGTAGCTGCCGTCTTTGTTCTGTTCCTTTGTCTTCTTGGTGTAGATGGACTTGCCATCCCACACGGAGCCAGACCATGTGTTGCCGGACAAGGATTTCTTCATACCAAAGCAGTTATTGGCTTTCTGTGCCAGCTCGGATTTACCGTAGCCGGACTCCAGAATAAACTGTGCGAGGGAGACGGAGGCAAGGATGCCAGACTTCTTTTGATCGGCGGTAAATAGAGCGCCGACCTTCTTGATCACATCAGCATCAGACAGATCCTTAAGACTGGATGCCTTCAGGCCTGAAGCAGTGGAACTGCTGAGCTGCTTTGTAACCTCCGTGGCCAGTTTGTCGAGCCTGCTGTAGAGCCAGTTGCCCGGGCAGGACTTGTTGGCAAACCAGCGGTGTACCGTCAGGATCATTTCATCAGACTTCGGCACATAGTTCAGTGCCTTGCTCTTGTTGCTGATCCAGAGCAGCTTCTTTTTTCCATTCCTCTTGCAGATATCCACACAGAGCTTGACCAGCGTCGCATAGACTTTGCTGTTCATCGTGTACGGTTCCTTGGTATCGGAAGCACACTCGATCGTTACGGCTCTCTGGTCATTGGCATTAGAGGAGGAGCACCATGAACGGTTCTTCTCCTCAACGTAAAGCCCGACACGGCCATCCTTATCGATGCCGTAATTGCTGGAGGCCTGTGTTGACGTCTTTGCAAACCAGCTTCCGAGGCCTTCTGCGGTACACTGGCCAACGACACAGTGGGGTGTAATGCGGTCGATGGCATGAGTTCTCTTTCCGGAGTGATTCGGAGAGAGCTTCTTGTATACGACCAGCTTGCTGTTTGTATATCCCATTACTGCTCACCATCCTTTCCGGCACGGTCATGGAGCTGCTCCAGAACAGTCTTAAGTTGCTCCGGGATCGGCAGCCCGAGATGACCGGCGTTCTCCAGAAGGCTCACACCTTCATTGGAGAGATAAAAGAAGATAACGGCTGTGCGCAGGATTCCGACCTGCCCAATCACCTGAACATCGATGATGTTGGCAATGCCGACGAGTAAAAAAATGAGCACCTTTCTGCAGATGCCCTTGAATCCCACATTGCTTGACAGCTTCTTGTCGGCTATTGCACACATGACGCCAGTCAGGTAATCAACTGTAACAAAAGCGATAAGTGCATACAATAGACCATCACATCCTCCCAAGTAGTAACCGATCCATCCACCGAGTCCTGTGAACACGGCCTGAATCATCAACCAAAATTCCTTCATAGCAAATTCCTCCTTTACATGACTTTCCACTCATCTTTAGACTTTGGCTCTTTCGGCCAGATGTCTTTTGTAACAAGGCAAAATAAAAGAGCCCAGCCCAGCGGAATGCCGAGACAGACTCCTGCGAGTAAAGCAATTATGCAGTTCACGGTGATAACCTCCTAATAATATAGTTTTCCTGTACAAATGATAAAGTTGATACCGATGTATGGCGGCCTGTTCTCATGCGCCTGACCACCGCCGACACTGGTGTGCTCATGAGCAGGAAGGTTATGGGTATGAGCACCAGTTGATGTCATAACCGACGTTCCCGACCATGTTCCATCACTGTCCGAATAGATACCTTTCTTAGTGCCTTTTGCAGCATAGTCAGCCTGCGTTTTGAAGGTGTGAGTATGAGCGCCGGACGATGTGATACCACCTGAGATGGCACCGGACTTTCCATGCGTATGTGCAGGGATCGTGTTTGTTGTCAGCGTGACTGAAGCAGCGCCGCCCTTTGAGTTTCGGTTATATGTGGTTCCTGCGCCGACAGGAAAGCGGTCTCTGAAATCCGGCAGATTAAATGTTGTGCTCCCGTCACCCTCACCGTAAGTGGTTCCAATTACAGCAAACAGTTTCGGATATGCTTCTCTTCCTATTGCTGTTCCATCACAGAAAAGCCATCCCTTTGGGGGATACTGGCCTGCATACATCTGAATCATGCCAGCATTGCCTTCTACCAGAAGATTTCCTTTTAAGGCACCGAAGCCGTCATGACCATGCAACCTAAATGTTGTACCTTCGGAATAAAGAACGACATCTGAATCTGCTTGAGCCTCAGTAACTTCAACATAGGCCATATTCCCCTGCTGCGTTCCGAGATTCTGAACAAAAAGTCTCGCATAGGTTGGATGAGCACTTCCTGATCCATAATCATAATGCAAAATCAAAGATGCCTTATTTGTATCTCTGTTGCTGTAAATAGGTGACACTACTTTGAGTTCCATATTTTTAGTGCCAACCTCATCATCCTCATCCAACTCATAACTGCAATCGAGCGTTGACACTGGAACATCATCGACATAATATCCGAATACGCTATCTGCAATTTGGAAGTGAATATCGTCTTGCTTTCCGAGTCTGATATTTTCTCCAAATTGACCTACAGATTCACCGGCTCTTATGATATCCACCACATCCGTAATCTTCACTCCCTTCGCATTAGCATTTGTCGGATCAGCTGGTGTTCCACTCGCATGTACATACACTCCGTTATTCAGGTCTGCCAGATAATTTGTTGCCGTCCTTTTCGCAAGCTGCGCCTCGTTATAGGCCTGCTTTGCCGCCTCGTAGGATGAGGACTTCGATACTGTAGACCAGCTGACCTCGCCATCTGTAAAAGAAGTAAGGTCGCAGGTATACAGGCTATTTGTTGAAGTCCCGTCATAGGCAGGCTCTGATATGCTCCACCCGGATGGTATAGTCTGGTTGTTCACATAGGCTTTTCCCTGAGCCTCTGTTGGCTGTGAGGGAGTGGAGGAGGATGAGGCGATGCGGTAGAAGCGCCATGTGGCATTGACGTCACGCTCCTTGATGATCGTGATCGTTTCCCTTGCTTTAATCGCCATGCCTATCCCTCCAATCTTGCCTCATACACCGCCTTGCTCGCTACGTCAGATGCATTTACTGTCAAAGTCGTTCCAGTGCCAACAGCGCTGCTGCCTCCATCCTTGTACCACTTGATGGTACCAAGGGCAGTGAGTGCAGAGCCGGTAACCTCCGCTCCGGCCTTATACACATGAGCTGTCAGGATCGTGCTGCCGGAGTTGTTCTTGAAGATATTACCGTTACTGGCTGTGATGGAGATCAGGATTGCATCAACACCCGGATTGCCCTGAGAGCCCTGCTTGCCATGTGCTGCAACAGAATAGCTGACCGAGTCAGAGCCCGAGGTATAGTGGATCGTCGTCCTTGTCCATAGATACTGTCCTTGAGCGGTCGTTGCTACGGGCGTTGTACTCCAAGTTCCGGTCGGCGCGGAGGTTCCAGAGGTACCTACCTGATATTCCACTACGGTGGAAGATATGCCACGTCCGGTTGCACCTTGTCCGCCAGTGGAGCCGTGAGCTGCGACGGAGTAGCTGACGGAATCAGAGCCGGACGTGTAATGGATTGTTGTCCTTGTCCAAAGGAATTGTCCCTGTGCAGTCGTGGCAACAGGGGAGCTGCTCCATGTGCCTGTCGGAACAGTGGTACCGGAAGAACCGACCTGATATTCGATTGTTGTAGATGATATTCCGCGTCCCGTAGCTCCGGTTTCTCCGGTCGCTCCAGTCTTTGCGATAGCGAAGGAGAAGACCTTGTTGATAGTTACAGAGCCATCAAGCACAACCGGGATCGTGACGATGCCGCCAGAGGCTACGCTCGTGGATACCGTGATCGTGAGCGTCTTTGTATTTGCATTCCAGCTGGTCGTCACACCGGTCGGCTTAGTGATTTGGGAGTTGTCGACGGAGATGGTAGGCTCCTCATCACCGCGCAGCGCTTGAATGACTGTGGTGGTGTTTTGCTGGGTTGCGATTTTTCCGTCCTTGTCTCCGGCAAAGGTGAATGAGTCATTTGTCAGGTTGACGGAATAGCCATCGGTAAGGTCGACGACTGTGATTTGATCTGAAGATTTGATTGCCATTATGCTTCCTCCTAATCTGTGATTAATTCACACATGAATGTTACTTTGGTATCGACTTCCTCCGGCGTCAGCGTCAGAGTGAAGCCATCATTGGACAGCTTATGGTCACTGTCAACGATAATGAAAAAGTTGTCATCGCCGAGCCTCTGCCAGTACCACTGAAGGTGAGCAGAAGTTCCAAAGGTGTTCCTAAGATCAGTAATATTTGTGATCCGCTGGCCGCCTATATATACAGCTACCGACAGCACCGTGTTTACAGAGTTATTTTTAAAGACCGTACCCCGAGAAGAGTCGATCCGGAGCACGGCTGCATCGATTCCATCTTTCAGCGAAACAGTCTGGTCTCCAACCGTGATCTCGGCACCGGAATCCGTCTGCCTCGTATGGATGTCCAGAGTTGTCAGAAGATCTGACAACTTCTTGTTCTGTCCGAGAGTGACCTTGCTGCCGCCAATATTGATCGCATCCGGGATTCCATCATTGTTGCTGTCGTAAAAAATGATGTAGGCATCCTCGCCGCCGATATATTGTGGCCGGGTGGATGAAAACTGGATCGATTCACCGAAGGTTGCCACCAGATTCCCTTGCGCGTCATAGACCTTCATGCCGTCAGCTGCGAGCAGGATCTTGTAGCTCTGGTTATCGTTGGTCACCCACAGTCCGGCATTCGTAAGCGCCAGATGACTCGCCACATAGTTTGATACGGCCTCGTCCACAGAGGTCAGCTCATAGTAGCCCTGATCGGAGGGATTTCCTTGTGGGCTTACCACGACATTGTAGCTGTCGCCTTGCCTTGTGAAGTAATATTTGCCGGGCACAACCTCAAGATCATCTGTAGGTGCGTAGCTTCCATGCTCAGATATCCACGTCAGGGTGCCGACCACATCCTCCACTACGGAAAGCTGGGAGAGGGCACCGTTTGCAGCTCTGTTTGCAGTCCTTGCTGAACTGGCTGCATCCTCCGCAGCTTCTT